AGTTCATTTCGAGCATGCCTTGACGCAGATCGGATTGATTGATAGCCAGCGCCTGCACGGTTTTTTCAACCAAATCATCCAAGGCCGCGCGGCAATCCTTGTCATCCTTGGCATAACCGATAACCTTGGCCGTCAACATCGTTTTGATGGAATTCATGAACTTTTCTGGGAAGGCTTCGTCCGTCACGACGACGCAAATTGTTGGATAGCCCTTGCATTGATCGAACTCCACCCAGGCCTTTTCAAGCTGCGGCGCTGGCGCCGTGCCATCCGTTTTGATGCTGCCAAGCGCCGTTACTAGCTTGTCGCGCAAATCGGTTCGAATGCTCATCGTCCACCAGGCTGATCGAGCGCTGCGTCAATTTCAGCGAGTGCGGCATCTTCCATGACGCGTAATGACGGATTCATGACTGGCCGCGCGCGTAAATGAAAATGGCCAGCAACCAACGTGCCCCTGGCGAAGCCTTCACGGATCGGCCCAAAGATGAACGCCTTCGCTTTCTTCAGATGCATGGTGCGGGCTGGAATGTCCGCGCCTTTCTCAAAAATGTTCATCAAGTTGGGAATCGGCCCGACAACGGCTTGAATTTTTTCAGGCTTCGCCGTCACGTTGGTTTGAATGGCGCGCGATTGCTGATGCAGCCGTCCGGTTCGCCGTTTGAATTGCGAAGCGATCAGCTGACGCGCAGAGGTTCTGCCCGCATTGGCGGCCTTGCGAAGGATCGTATAGACCCGCCGCATGGTTAAATCGCCAGCTTCAATGTAGTCGGTCAGCTGACTTTTATCCCAGACGATCTTAACGGAATTGCTCATAGAGCCTGCCGCCGCCTTCGGCTTGACCGCCCGCGCCTTGCAGCTTTCGCTTAATGCAATACTTGTCAATGATTGGCTGTAGGTTCATGGGCCAATCGAGATTGACATACTGCACGCTGCCATCGGCCAAGCCGCGCGAACGCACGCCAATCAAATTGTTTTCGCCCTTCATACGATTGGCCCAGACCATTTCGATGGCTGCCTGCTTCAGATCGGCAGGCATCGTCGAGTTACTGAATCCGCCGCGATACTGAACGCGGATATTCATGACGCCGAGCGGGAAACGGTAATTAATCAGCTTGATGATTCCTGCGTCAGCGTCATAGACGGCGAAATTCGCCGCAGGAACAGTCGGCTGGTCCCAGTTGCGATTGTTGTCAACCTGAATGTCTGTGATCCCGATGATAGGCGGCCTGGCGACAACTAGCTGTGAGCGCCATTCATCGCCGCTGTAATATTCCGCCAAAGGCGTCACGCCGCTGTCATCAAATTTTCTTCCGCATTCATTTTCGAGCCAGGTCTGCACAACGGCAATTAAGCGTTCTAATTCGCTGTCATGCTCCGTCACATCGTTAGGAATATTCCTGAAGGCCTTGCATTCTGAAACGGAAAGAATCATGACGCCGCGCCTTTATCCCTCGACGATTTCGCCCAAGCCTGCTTGCTGACGCGCTTCAGCGATATACCGCTTGATGGAAATGATATCGCCTGGCGCGTGCGAGAATGCCGCCGCCTTGAGAATCATTTTGCCTTCTTCATCAGGAACAAATTCATGGTCCCCTGACCAGCTGGTCCCGTTTTTGAACTTCACCAGATCGTCAGGATTCTTCTCTTTCGGCGTTGCAGGCGGATTCTGCGACTCTTGATTGCTGTCATCTTTCTTGGCCATGATTTCTGTTTCTCCCTTTTCGCTGAAGTGAAGTGCGCAGCTGTTACCCTATGCAGGCGCCAGGTAAAGCCCAGCGCCTGCATGACAGAGCGAACGCGGCCAGCGCTTATGTTGCGCTGTTCGCGTAATACTTAACGGGATTCGTGCCCGCGTCGATCAGGTTGCCATCGAAGCGTGCAAAGGCGAAGAAGCCAATCTGCAAAGCGTCCATGTAACGCTCATTCAAGCGAACGAGCGAAACGCCCTTGACGCGCCGCACCTTGTATTTATTGAGCGCGCCGAAAAGAATGCTCTTCGCATTGGCCGACATGGTTGCAACGTCATTGTTGACAACGACGGGATAGCCCAACAACATGGCCGGTTCGCCAGTCGTTGCGCCGTAGGTGTTCAGGTTGCCATCCATCCAGATCGGGCGGCTCTGGCCGTCCTTCAGCTTGCGAACGACTTTCACGGAAGCGTCATTCATCATGAACTGAGCGCCCTGACGATAGGCACGATCAACGCTGTAGATCAGGTCGATCAAATCGTCATAGATGACGCTCGTGGTTTGGCCCGTTGTGCCCGTCTTGCCTGACGCTGCCGCCGTCACGATGCCGTTAGGCTGTGACGAACCTGAACCCAGGCCTGTAGTGAAATGCGTGTTCAGGATTCGGCCAAGGCGCTGGCCTGCGATATCCGCGACGAGATTGTCAACGCCGAATGCGGCGTCCTGCATCAACTGCAAGCTGACGGCGATCAGCTTTGACGTATACATATACGCCTTCAGGGTGACGCTGCTGAACGTAATGTCCTGGCCTGTGATCGTCGCATTTTCGGCCAGGATCGCGCCCGTCTGTGACGTATCGTTCACAGTGGGCCAAGGGCAATCAGCGCCTGTGTCCGTGTCAACCGTTTCCGCCACGGAAAGCATTCCGCCATAAAACTTCAGCGCGACTTCCAGGCGATCCATGAACGCCTGCGGAACGAGCGCGCCGCCCGCGCCAGCTGAACCCACGCCTTGAGCCGCCTGAATGCTGCCCGGTGCGAAACCGCGCACGGCCATCATGATCCGCCGTTGCTCTTCGGTCAGGCCTTCCATGCCGCTGCGCATCCAGGCCATAAAGGCGCCCTGATGCTCTTCATCCTTGATTTGCTGCTCGCCAAGCGTGATGTTCTCACGACCCGCGCGTTGCTCAAGGCGCGCGTTCAATTCCGATTCAACCTTCATCAGCTTTTCAAAGCGCGTGATTTCAGCCGCCTTGATATCGGCGTCCTCCATCAGCTTGTCGAATTTCGCTTCATCCTCCTTGGACAATTGGCCTTCCTTGGCAAGCAGCTTCTGTGCTTCCTTGACAAGGGCCACGCGTTCCTCGCGCAACGCTTTCACTTTTGCATACATAGCTAATCCCTCCCTTTAATGATTAAATGCTGCGCTCGACGAGCGCTAGCCGTCGCCGCATGGCGGCCCTTTGCTGTGACCCTTCTTCTTCTGCCTGCTGCGCGCTCGCTGAAGGGTCAGCCGCCAGCTGCGCAGGAACACGCGCATAGGCTGATAAGTCAAAGCGCATCGCCGCCCGCGCCGCCGCTCTGTTCTCAGCCGTTAGAACTTCATCAACCAAATTCGCCTGCTTCGCTTCATCCGCCGTAAACCATGTTTCAGCATCCATCAGCGCCTGAATGGCTGACGCGTCTTTCCCCGTTGCATTGACATACACATCCCGCAGCGTGGCGCCTACCTTGTCGAGCGTATCGGCCATTTTGCGCATATCCGCTGCGCCGCCCATGGCAAAGCCCCAGGGGTTATGAATCATGACGAATGCGGATTCAGCCATCGTGATTTTGTCGCCCGCCAGCATGATGATTGATCCAATTGACGCCGCCAGGCCATCAACGCGAACGGTGATATTTGCAGGATGGTCAAGCAGCGCGTTATAGATGGCCAGCCCATCGAACACATCGCCGCCTGGCGTGTTCATGCTGACGGTCAGGCTATCGGCCTTGACGTTCTTCAATTCCCTGACAAAATCTTTCGCCTCGACGCCGCCCCATCCGATGTAGTCATAAATCAGCACTTCTGCTGATCCATCCGTCTGCGCGCGGAATTCGAACCAGCTGTTGTCTTTTCGGCCTGCGAATATTCTTTTTTTCATGCTGGCTCCTGTTGCTGATTAGGGTCAGGCTGATTAGGGTCAGGCTGGTTCTGATCGGGCTGCTTCGATGGATTGCCGCCAGAGGCGCCGTTGCCAGTACCTAGCAACTGATCGGCCTTATCGAGCGGTACTAGATTCGCCTGAACAAAATGACGGTCGCCGCCGATGACGGTAGGTAAATCTTCCATTTTGCGAATTTCGTTGATGGTCAGCCATCCGTTCATCATGCCGCTGGCGTAATATTCTGACCGTGACTTCGAATCGCCGCGCAGAAGCCCCTGCGTTTTGAATTGCGCATAAAACGGCGAACGGGGGAACAGCTTGCGGTTGAATTCCTGCTCGAACCTGACCAGCCAAGGAACCAGGGTAAATGTCAGGAAGCCCAAAAACATTTGCTCAACGCCTGTGCCCCAGCTGGTATTTTTTTCCATGTGCCCGATCAGCTGAGGCGGGACGCGGAAGAAGCGCGCGATATCATCGACTTGAAAGCGCCGCGTTTCCAAATATTGCGCATCCTGCTGTGACATGCTGACGTTTTTAACGTCCATGCCTTCTTCGAGAATGAGCGTGCGCGCGACGTTGGAAAGGCCGATATGTTGCTCTTCGAATTGCGCCTTCAGGCGATCCTGCGCAGGCTTGCTAAGATTCTTTGGGTGTGTCGCAATGACCTTGAGGCTAGCGCCGTTTGAGAACACGCGCGCGCCATGCTCTTCGGTGGCCAGTGATAAGCCAACGGCTTCGCGCGCTGCCGCGCTGATGACGCTACAGCCGCATAGGCCGTCATAGCTCAGACCTGGGATATGGATAATATTGTCTTGGTCAAGCGTTTCCCTGCTGCCGTCACTTAGCTTGATGGTGTACCGATTCCTGCCATTGACGCGCTCCGGTATGACTCTCCCCCAGGGAACAGGAAAGAGGTCAAGAACCTGCCCGCCAGCTGTGCGGCCTATCGCTGCGTAGGCATTGCCGCCTAGCAAAAGATTGGCGACAAGGAATTCACGAAAGACTGTGCTGGTCATGGCTTCGTTGGGTTCATCGTGCAGCAAGTAATAGGCAGGCGCGTCAGGCATTTCGATTGCCTCACCTTCCTTGCTACGGCGATAGACTTTCAGAGGAAGAGAGGCAATGGTTTGGGCTATGAGCGTGACGCAGGCATATACAGCGCTCGTTCGCATGGCGCTTTCCGCGCTGACCGTGCGTCCGGTGAACGAGAACCCGCCGCCGAAATAATCAACAAGCCAGCTGGCAGGATTGCCGATGCTCGTAGAAGGATTTTCAATTGAAGCGGCTTGAATGGCAGGCGCGCTCGATTCCTGACGATGCTGAAGCCAGGCTGCGGCCAGCTTATCCAGCAATCCCATTCAACCCCCAGAAATAAAAAAAGCCGCCGCAGGAAGGGGTGTGAACCCTTCTCCGCGACGGCTTCCGTTGAAACGGTTGACCGCCCGCGCTAATTAATCTTCATCGGAACGATTCGAGCGCGTTTGACGCGTGGTCGAATCAAGCGCTGTGATCCTATGCCCGTGAATTTTAATTGTCAAGCTTCCGTAGCCGTGACGTAATATCTTTGTTAGTTCGGCTTCGGCATCTTCGCGCTTCAGGTCGTCAACATCAGGCATTCGCCCCCTCCTGTTGTTTGGCCTCGCCCTCTTGCTTCTTCGCCCCTATTTCGATCAGCCCGCGCGTTTCGTAGATTGATGGCCGGTTGTCCTGGCGCATCCATCGGTCCAGCGCAATCAATAGGGCAATGATGCCGTCGATTTTCCCCTGACTGTTCGCCTTGTCAGGCTTGATGTTTCCCGCAGGGTCTTCCTTCGCCGCTGCGTTCGCAGCCATCCATCGCAATATAGGGTGATTGCCATGATGAATCACCTTAGCGAGTAACAGCCGCTCCAATTCGCGTGACGGCCCAGCCATCGAAAGGAAGCCCATTCCTACGCCAACGACGGTCAGGCCTTCGTCGGCCAGTTCCATGGATAGCTGATAGCCCTGAAATAATCTATCGACGGCTAATTCGCGCAGTTGAAAGCAGGAAGCATCGTCAAGGATGGCCTGGCGAATGAACGCATAATCAATTGCATTGCCTGGCGTGGTTTCTAGCAGTCCTTCGCTTGCCCATGCCGCATATTGTTCCTTGTAGCGGTTGTTCTCATCGGTCAGCTTCGATTCAGGAACCCAAAAGCGGCAGCGAACATACAAGCGGCCATCGACGGCATCTTCGAAGACCAGCAGCCAGGCCGTGATATCGCTGACGCTGGATAGGTCAATCCCGCCATAGCAGATTTTCCCGCGCAGCTGGTCATCCGTCCGGGCTTCGCCGCCATTGGCGTCCCATAGTTCCATATCCAGCCAGCGCTTCGCCTGCTGCGTCCAGACGTTCAGATGCAGCCGAAGGAAGGAATTGAGGAATGCGGGCAGCTTGGCAGCCTTCTTTGACAGTTCTAAAAGTTGCTCTAACTTGACCGAAACTCCCAGGTTTGGATTTGATTTCACCCAAACATCGGGATTCATCGGATCATCTTTGTCATCGAGCGTGGCGATATAGACAAAGAAGCTGTCATCTTCGATCAGGCCTTCCAGAATCTGAACGCCGTAGGTGTGCAAATCCCAGCAAAGGGTCTGCCGGTCAACGCCTGCGGTTGTGATGGCAAAGACAAGCGGATTCCTGCGCGCGCCGAGCGCCGTTTCTATTTTGTCCCATACGCCGTAGGTTTTGTGCGCGTGCACTTCATCAATGATGGCCCCATGCGGATTCAGGCCGTCCATGGTGTCTTCATCGGCGCCAAGCGGCTCGAACTTGGAATTACTGGCCGCGCGTGTGATGGAATCTTTCATGACGGTCAGATAGGCAAGGAGTGAAGGGGATGCTTTGACCATTCTCATGGCTTCGCTATGAACGATCCGCGCTTGATCTTTTTTCGTGGCTGCGGCGTAGACTTCCGCGCCTTCTTCACCATCAGCGAATGCCAGATAGTTGCCGATGCCAGCCGCCCATGTTGATTTGCCGTTCTTCCTGGCGACTTCATCATAGGCCTTGCGAAAGCGCCGCCGCTGGCTTTCCGTCCAGTACCAGCCAAATAGATTCCAGTTGACGAATTGTTGCCAGGGAGACAGGACGAGTTCTTGCCCTGCCCATTCGCCCTTGCTATGCTTCATGTATGAAAAGAACCGCGCGGCCTTCTCTGCGCGTTTGTAATCGAAGAACATGCCGCGCGATTCCGCCCGCTCTAGGTCGCGCACATAGCGTTCGACAGCCAGCCTGACTAGGCGCCCTGTCACAATGCGGCCTGATAGCACGCCGTCAACATATCCCTCGACGATGGCCTGACTTGATCCGCTGCGCGCTTTCCTGACTGGCATTTCAGCCGAAGAATTCACCTAGCCCATCCTTCCGCTGAAGGGGCATGACTTTCGCCCGATGGCTGCTGACTGGCGTTAAGCCAAGCTCCGTCATCGTTCGCCGGTAATCCTTTCGCAGCTGCTGAAGCAAATCGAATTCCATGACGCGCTTTTCAATCTGCTGCCCCATGCTGCCGCGCTGCCTGTAAACCAGATTCTTCTTTTTCGCTAAGGCGCGCTCTACCTGCATCATTTGCGCGTAGGTATTGCAGGCCAGCAGCAGGATTCCGAAATGCGCGCGCGTAACGGTTCGCATGGCTAGCATAATGTCGCAAAGGTATTTCCAATGCTCTAGCGCGTCACCCTTCAGCCCTTTGGGCGGCTGCGGCGCTTCCACGCTCATGACGGCTTCAGGCTGTATCGCGCGCTTGCCTCGATTGCCTTCCAGCGCCTTTTGCTCTGCGGTTTTCTTCGCGCTCACCTTGTCCTCAATTGATCTTCAGTAATCACGGCAACTTCGCATTGATGCTT